CGATTATGAACTGTAATTAAATCTTTACCTATTTTAAAAACAAACTCGTGCATACGAGTATTTATTTTGTTTTAAGGGCTTCGCTTAGTCCAGCAGGTGCTGTTACTAGTCCTGATGTTTGTTGTTGATATGCGTTAGCAAACTGTTTCATGGTTTTGCTTATGATTGTAACACTTGATTTAGGAAACAGGTGTGCTTTGTCTGCTTCTACTGTAAACATATATTGTTGAAGTCCAACGCCTTGCGGACTCATTACAAGTGTAAGTGGAGTTTTAATTTTGTAGGCGTCTGCCTTTTCTTCAACTAGTTTCCCTACAAGTTCCTCACCTGAAGTTAATTTAAGGGTAACGACATCACCGTTTTTGAATGGTGCTTCAATTAACATTATAGTGTGTATCCTGTTCCGTTGTATCCTGTGTCATCTACGTATTTTGTAAAAGCATCATAGCCACCGATTTTCTTTCCGTTGATAACAATTTGTGGAACTGTTCTTGCGTTTGGAAATTGTTCCATTAGTTCTTCTCTTGTGTAATCTGTTCCTAGTGATTTGTAAGTGTAATTAAATCCTCTAGTTTCGCAGAAACTCTTTGCCTTGTCGCAAAAGGGACACTGAGGTTTTCCATATATTTCTATCATAGTTCAAAGTCCTTAAATGTATCTTTACTTATATCTTGCTTTACTCCACCGATCAAATATGATTCAACTTCTGTTTCTTGTGGAGCAACCTGTAGACCCGCAGAACTTAACCAATGCTGTGTCCAAGGTAGTGGGTTGGTATTAAGTGGGCGATCATAAATCATATTCAAGCCTAAGGCTTTTAGTCGCTTGTTGGCAATAAACTCAACATAAGCGTGTAGCAAGTTTGAATTCAATCCAATCATTGAACCATCCTTGAAAAGGTAATCCGCCCAACGTTTTTCTTCTTCAACACATTCACGCCAAAGTTCATATACTTCAGGCTCAAGTTCTTTTGCGATCTTTTTAAAGTCTGGATCGTCATCGCCCTTTGCCCAATGCTTTAGGATGTGTGTTGAAAGGTTAAGGTGTGTTGCTTCGTCTCTAGCAATTAGTGAAATAATCTTTGCTGAACCTTCCATCAGTTTTAATTCACCGAACGCAAAGGTACAAGCAAATGATACATAGAAGCGTAATCCTTCTAGAATGTTAACTGTCATCATTGCCTTGTATAATGCTTTCTTAACATCATACATATCGCCCTTGCCGTGTTGAAAGTATTGTGTAGCAATGTCAGTAAACTGATCATAGTGTTTGGTTACACTAACAGCACGTTCAATAATTCTTTCGTCATCTAGGATAGTGTCAAACACTTCACTAGGATTAGCATACACATTTTTTACAATGTGCGTGTATGAACGTGAGTGAATAGTTTCAAAGAAGTCCCAAGCAATAATACAACCTTCAAGTTCTGGATTAGAGCAGTAAGGCAAGAAAGCCAAACAAGGTCCACGACCCTGTACACTATCAAGCAGAGTTTGATACTTTAGGTTTGAAGTAAAGATGTGCTTCTGTTCGTCACGAAGTTCTTGATAATCACCTCTATCCTTTTGAAGACTGACTTCTTCTGGTCTCCAAAAATAACCAAGCATGGTTTGGTTAAGTTTATCATACTCTGGATACTTAAACACGTCATATCTCTGTGTGTTTTGATCCGCTCCAAAGAACATATATTCCTTTGTAAAGTCAACCTTCTCGCGGTTGAAAACTGTTTTGCTCATTTTCTCTTGTTTATCCTTTTTCTTCCTCGACATAAATTCCTATATAGCACAGGCGTCACAATGTTCTGGATCGTCTGTTACCGGTTCGCCATCTCCGTTTGAGTGTCCATTGACACCATTGACATGACCGTTAGTTCCATTAGTCATTGTGGCACCATTTGTGTTTGTGTCAACAACAGTTTCTTCCAAACCAGCCGGTTGTACATTATCTTCTTCGCCTTTAAAGTCATAGGTGTTTTGATAGTAACTAGTTTTCCAACCCATCTTATAGGTAGTCAACATGTCTTTCATCATTACACTCATAGGCACTTCATTGTTTTCGTACTGTAGTGGATTGTAACT